GGACAAGGACGCGACGGAGGCCTCGGTGCAAGCCGAGCTGGACAAGCAGGCCAATCCCCCGGTGGTGCGCCCGCCGCTGCCCTGGGCGTAAGTCATGCTCGGGTACGCGCCGTTAAGCACGGTTGCGGTATCTGAAGCCCTCGCTCTCGGTAACAGCGCGTTCATCGCGGTCGCCCTTGAGGGCGTCTCGGTTGCAATTGAAGGCACGGTTGCGAAAGCCAAAGCGCCGACCGTTGTCCCTGCGGGAGCGCCAGGGCGTTGGTGGGCTATCGACGGCAAAGCGTTCTACGGCACTCGAGCCGAGGCCGAGGCGGTTGCGTCGCAAAAGGTAGAGGCCGCTCCGCCGGTCGCCAAGGGCAAGAAGCCCCCGAAGCCGAGGATCAAGCCTGCGCCGCTCAGCTTGGTGCTTGAGCAGATGGAGGCGTTGCAGCTTCCGTCCTTTGATGTCTCTTTGTACCAAGGGCCAGCGGCGGCTGACGTTGCGAAATTCCTCGCAGACCTGGAACTGCAAACCGCGCAGATGCAGGCGTTGCGCGCTGAACTTGATGATGAGGACGTGCTGCTCCTAACGCTATGAAGATACCCGTAAAGATTGTGACCGCTGACGATCAGGCGAGCGCCGGGTTGGCGGATGCGCGCATGTTGCGTCCGTTCAAGGATGAGGTGGTGCGTGTGCCCACGGACTTAGCCGAGTCGTCCGTTTGTGGCGGGGTGTTACCGATTACGCAGGCTGAGTACGACAAGGTGAAGGCTTGAGCGACAAAGAGCGGGACGCGCAGCAAGCCCAATTCATCCTTACCCATCATTTGACTGTCCAGGCGTTTGCGGACATCGAGAAGTCGCTCAACGAGGCGTTGACTCAGGTCAGCGAGAAGGACGTTGAGGGCATGAGAAACCTTGTGCTGATGAAGAAGCTGCTTAAACGCTTCAAATTGGCGTTTGAGTCGCACATCAACACCGGCAAGATTGCCGACAAAGAGTTGCTGCCGAAGAGACACCTGTTCTCTTTGCGGTAACAGACCACCGGCGCCAGCCGAGTCTGACCCTTAAACCTGGAGATCACAATGGATCAAGCCCAAGGGCAATCCGAAGCTGTCACGTCTGAAGCACCCGAAGCACCGGCTGATGACCAGCCAAAGCGCAGTTTGAGCGACTTTGCCAAAGGGTTCATGGATCAGCTAGACCGCGAAGAAGCGGCACCTAGTGACGAGAGCCCTTTGTCGGAAGAGGTTCAGGAGCCCGCCGAGACGGAGGAGGCCCCCCCTGAAGAGGACACGGGGCCGCGACTGTCGGAGGTGGAAATAGATGGCAAGTTGTACGCCGTTCCCGAAGAAATCAAGGACGGCTATCTGCGGCAAGCTGACTACACGAAGAAGACCCAAGAGGTAGCCCAGGCGCGTCGTCATGTGGAGACGATGCTGCAAGCGGCTTCTCAAGCGGTACAGGCTTCACAGCAGTTTGCTGACATCATCGGGCAGATAAAGAGCGCTGACGCTTCTATCCAGGCTTTCCACAGCGTGGATTGGAACGACCTTCGCGCCACTGATCCCGTGGAATACGCGGCCAAACAGGCCGACTATGTGCGCTGGCAGTCCTACAGGGATGGATTAGTCCGTAACCTGTCTGACGCCAAACAGCGGGTGGACTACGCGCAGGCTCAGGAAGCCGCGCAGCGAGTCCAGCAAGGGGCTCAACTCCTCTCTCAGCAAATCCCCGGTTGGGGTGAGCAGAAGATGAAGGAAATCCGCTCCGCCGCCCAGCGCTACGGATACCAGGACGCTGAGCTCGACGGGATCACCGATCCTCGAGCCGTCCTCGTGCTTCACAAGGCTGCCGAATACGACAAGCTGCAAGCCTCTCGCGTGTCGAGGGCACAGCAGGTCAAGAATCTGCCGCCGGTAGCAAAACCCACGGCGCGGCCTAATCAGGACAAGGCCGCTTTTCAGAAAGCGCGTGAGAGCTTCCGCAAGGGCGGAGGCAATGACCTTGACCAGCTTTCCGGGCTCCTCGCGCAACGATTCTCTAGGAGTTAAACATGGCTATCCCCACCAATACCTACCAGACGTATGCTCAGGTAGGCATCAAGGAAGATGTCGCTGATCTGATCTTTGACATCTCCCCCACGGAAACCCCGTTCGTCACCAAGGCCCGCAAGACCAAGGCCACCAACACGGTGCACGAGTGGCAAACCGACGCGCTGGCTGATGCTGCTGCCAACGCGAACATTGAGGGCGACACGACCGCTGCTGTGGCCGCAGTTGCCACCAAGCGCCTCAAGAACTTCACGCAGATTCTCAAGAAGGTTGTCACCGTCTCGGGCACGGCCCGTGCGGTGAAGACCTACGGCCGCGCTGATGAATTTGAGTATCAGCTCGCCAAGCGCATGAAGGAACTGAAGCGCGACCTCGAGTTCGCTGCGGTGCAGAACCAGGGCGGCACGGCTGGTGCGGCTGCCTCTGCCCCGACGATGGCCTCGGTGGAGAGCTGGATTGCCACCAACGCCCAATCGGTGCAGGAGGGCACGGCTGGCACGACCCACGGTGCGACCACGGGTGCTTTCCCGACTCGCGGTCCCATCGACTCGACCTCGGCTGGCTCCCTGACGGAAGCAGCGCTCAAGAACGCCATCAACCTCGCGTGGAACGCGGGTGGCGATCCGAAGGTGCTGATGTGCTCCGGCAAGGTCAAGCAGAAGATCAGCGGTGGCTTTACTGGTGTGGCGACCCGTTTCCGCAACGTGAACGCAGGCGCCCAGGCCGAGATCATCTCGGGCGTGGACCTGTACGTTTCGGACTTTGGCGAGCACCAGCTCATCCCCAACCGTTTCATGCGGACCTCGGTTCTCCTGGTCCTCGACATGGACTACTGGGCGGTGGCGTCGCTGCGTAACTTCACGATGGAGCGTCTTGCCAAGAACGGTGATGCGGATGTGGCGCACATCGTTGGCGAGTACACCATTGAGAGCCGTAACGAGAAGGCGTCCGCCAAGGTCGCCGACATCGATCCGGCCAAGTAACCCAACGCGGTAAACCAGGGGGGTGGGGGCAACCTCACCCCCTTTTTTATGCCCAGACTTCTTGACGTCGATCCTCTGACGGGATTGGCGACGTATCACCATTTCGACCACGAAACCAAAAAGAACGTCCTGTCCTACGCGCAGGATGTTTCGGCAACGGTGGATTTCTCCGAGGCTTTAGCCAATGACGGGGAGTCAACCAAGCGCGGGTTGAAGGAATCGATGCTGCACTACGCGCACATTCCCGACATCGTGGCGCTGAAGATGAAGTTTGAGGACGGCGTTGACCCGTTTGACGCCAACAACTCAAAGAAGGTGTTTGAACTCATCAATTCCAAATACAAACGGCTCAAGACCACAAACCTTGTCCATCGACCCAAGGCTTGAAGAAGCGTTTGCTCTGCATGAGCAAGATAGGCCCGATGAGGCCTTCAAGATTGTCTCGGATTACCTGAACCAATGCCCCAATGACGCCTCGGCGTTGTCGCTAGCGGCGCTCATCAACATGAAGTGTGAGCGCTACGGGGTGGCGTACCAGTTTGCCAAGCGGTCGGTGGAGTTAGAGCCCTCCTCGTGGGAGATGCTCAACAACCTGGCGATGCCGGTGCTGTGCATGGCCTCGGCGGCAAACAACGAGAAGCTGCTGGATGAGGCGGAAGGGTATCTGCGGAAGGCGCTCAAGCGCTCCGGGGAGCATCCCGCCACGCTCAATAACTTGTGCGTAATTGCGGTCAATCGCTGCCAGCCGGATGTGGCAATTGATTTTGCGCTGCGGAGCCTCAAGATCAACCCGCACCAGCAAGATGTGCGGGAGTCCTTGGCCTACGCCTATTTGCAGAAGCGGAACTATAAGGACGGCTTTCTCAACTACGAGTTTGCCATTGGCGGCAAGTACCGGAAGCTGACTCCGGCCCATGACGAGCCGTATTGGGACGGCACCGACGGGGTGAGGCTGTACCTCCGGGGAGAGCAGGGCATTGGGGACGAGTTGTCCTACGCCTCGGTAATCCCTGATGCGGTAGCCAACGGCAACCAGGTGACCTTTGAGTGCGACAAGCGCTTGGCGGGGCTGTTTAGACGCTCTCTGCCGCCGCAGGTTGTAGTCCACGGCACCCGACATAACCCGGAGCTGCGGGGCTGGCGGGACGAAGCCGAGTTTGACTTCTGTGCGCCGGTGGGAACCCTGTGCCGGGAGTACCGGCAGCAGAAAGAGGATTTCCCGCGCAAGGCGTGGCTCAAAGCTGATCCCGAGCGGCGGCTGCAATGGCGGGCGCTGCTGGACACCCTGCCGGGGAAGAAGGTCGGGATTGCGTGGACGGGGGGTCTTCCAAACACCTTCCGCGGGCGTCGCAGCTTTAGCCTAGAAGGACTGCTCCCGATCCTCAAGACGCCGGGGATTAGCTGGGTCAGCTTGCAATACAAGAATCCCGACGAGGAGATACGGGCTTTTACTGACAAGCACGGGATTGAGATCAAGCACTGGCACCGAGCGGCCCAGGCCTACGACTACGACGACACGGCAGCATTGGTCGCCGAGCTGGACTTGGTGGTTACTGTGTGTACATCCCTCGTCCACCTGTCCGGTGGGCTCGGTAAGAAGTGCCTGGTGTTGGTGCCCAAGACGCCCCGGTGGTTCTACCACCTTGAGGGGGCAGAGTCAGATTGGTACGAGTCGCTAGAGCTCTTCCGGCAGACGGATAAATGGCCAGTCGAGCGGGTCGCGCAAAGGGTCAAAGAACTATGCGCGTAACCGTCCTCGGCATTGACCAAACCATTGCCTCCACGCGGTATCGGGCGGTGGCTCCGGCGCAGTACCTCAGAACGCACGGAGTAAGCCTCTGTGGCGACGATGGCGACCTCCTGATAGTCGGTAAGCATGGCTGGGATGCGTCGCTTGTAGACCGCTACAAGGCCTTTATTTTTGATGTCTGCGATGACTGGTTTGATGACCAGGAGCGCGGGCCGTTTTACCGGGACATGGTCAAACGGGCGACGTTGGTGACCTGCAATTCGGACGCCATGCGGTTTCGCATCCACCAAGTCACGGGGAGGGCGGCAACCGTCATTCCTGATGCCTTTGAGCACGAGGAGTGGGCGCCAAGCTGGGGGGAGGGGCTGTTGTGGTTTGGGAACCCCCTCAACTTGCCGGATTTCTTTCGTGCCGTGCAAAAGCTCAAGGGTTTGGATGTGCCGATGGGCTGCATCTCCAAGCACGAGGACTACATGAGCGAGGAGCTACGGCAACTCATCATCCCGTGGTCGCCCACGGCGGTTGACAAAGGCTTCAAGAGTGCAGCGGTGGTCATCCTGCCGACGGGGTTGAGCCCCGCCAAGAGTGCCAACCGGCTGATTGAGTCGGTGCGGGCAGGCAAGTTTGTGGTGGCTGAGCCCTTGCCAGCCTACGAAGAGTTTTCCGACCTCATGTGGGTAGGAGACATCCGCGAAGGCGTGGAATGGGCGTTTGCCAACAAGGCGGAGTGTCTGAAGCGCGTGAAGCGGGCGCAGAAATACATTGCCAAGCACTACTCGTTGGACGTCATCGGCGAGAAGTGGCTGGCTGCGGTCAAAAAAGCCTACCCCTGGGGGCAGGTTTTAACGGGAGCGTGACGTGGCGCTAGATCATTACACCTCAATCAAGACGGCGGTTGCCTCCAATTGGATGCACCGTTCGGATTTGACCTCGACGGTCGACGACTTCATTGACCTGTTTGAGTCGGGCTTCAATAGCGAGATGCGGGTGCGGCAAATGGAGCGCTCCACCTCCACCACGTCCACCTCCGGCTACCTCGTCCACCCCGCGCAGTGGCTTCAGTGGAAGCAGTTGCGCCTGTCTCAAAGCGGGGGCTATGTGAACTTGGCTCCGATTACCGAAGAGTCTCAAGTCACGAACTTCGGGCGCGAGACGACGGGCACCCCGCGCTACTACAAGACCATTGGGGACAAAACTTATTTGTATCCCACGCCTAGCACGGATGCGGTGGTGCAGGCGACCTACTACGAGTCGGTCACGTCGCTATCCACGTCGCAGGCGTCCAATTGGCTCTTGGCGGCCTACCCTGGCGCGTATCTGTACGGAAGTTTGACCGAGGCGACTGCCTACGTCGTGGACGACGCCCGCTCGCCCATGTGGAAGCAGAAGCTCCTAGAAACGCTCAATCGCATCCGCAACGAGAGCGACCGTGCCGAGCAGGGTTCTCAAGTGCCGCGTATTCGGCCTGACATTTCGGTGCGCTGATGCTGTCCTTCAAGTACGACACCATCGGCGATCACCCCGAATGTCAGTTTGTGCGCGGGGCCATTCCCACCAACGGGGTGTACAAATTTGCCTACGCTGTTGACCCAACGCCAGCCTTTAGTAGCGCTGCGGCAGGGACGGTGCTAAATGCCCGAGCAATTAAACCAGAGACGGGTACGGCTAGGCTGTTTTTAGGCTCGGCCACCAAGATTGAAGAGCTGACTTTCTCAGGAATTACCGACCGCTCCAAGTCCGGCGGCTATAACAACACCTCGGGCTGGTCCTTCTCGCAAGGCATTGCCGCAAGCGAGATTGTGGCCGCCAACATTGGCTACACCATCCAAGTGTCCACGGGTGGAGCGTTTTCAGACCTGACCAACGCGCCTAAGGCAACCATTGTGCTAGCGCAGTCTCGAGCGCTTCTGGCGCTCAATTACGACGACGGCACATCGGCTCCCAACGGCATCAAGATCAGCGACCGAGGCTCCTCCACAACGTGGACGGCATCTGCTAGCAATGATGCTGTGGCAATCAAGCTCGTTGAGACGCCAGGGGAAATCTATGCCGGGGCAACGCTCAATGACCTTGTGATCGTATGGAAGCGCCAAAGCATGTACCTTGGGCGCTTTGTGGGTGGCTCGGACAAGTGGCAGTTCAATCTGCTCTCGCCCAGCATCGGGTGTTTCGGGCCGGAAGCGTGGGCTTCTACCCCAGCTGGGATTATCTTTGCGGGGCCTGCGGGCGTCTACCTGTTTGATGGCTCGGTGCCGCGTGAGATTGACCAAGGTGTGCGGCAGCTAATGCTTAACTACATCGGCTCCGAAAACACCTTCGGTTACCGCGTGCAGATCAGCCACGATGAATATAGCGGGTGCGTGTTTATTTGGATTCCTGACGCGGTGGGCGCGTCGGACACGGACAACTTCCTGTGCTTTGCCTACAACTACCGTGAGGGGCGCTGGTCAATTCCATACCCCATTCACGACAAGGTCAACAACGCTTTCTACGATTTTGGCTTTTCTGCGCCGTCCGATTTGCAAGCTATTGTTCGAGATTTGACTGTTTTTGACTACAACAAAATTGCCAACCAAAACCTACGCTACGTTGGGCATTTCATCGTCGCGGGCGACAAAAAAGTCTACAACTTATCCGAATATGCCTATAGCGCAGCCGATCCAAAGTGGGCTATCCGCATCATAAGTGGGCGAATCAAAATTCAAGCTCCTCCTGATACGGATTTAGTGCTTCGGCGCGTATATCCCGTATGGGGTAGCGGTTCCCTTTTTTCCGGTATGCCGCAGTCGTTTGACGACGTGCAGTGTGAGGTGCGCGCGTATGACGTGGAGCACTACGAGCGCAACAACCCAACCGCAACGACAACGGCGTCCTATGACTTTGAGCGCAAACGGTTTGATGTTTTCCTGACGGGCAAGATGTTTGACGTTGAAATTTACACTGGCGGCGGCGGACAAGCGTCTCTAAAAGACATTCGCTTTGACATCGTGCCCGTAGGCAAAACGTGATCTCTAGCAACCCCAAGCTGCCTCAGTTGGGGCCGCAAGATGCAGGGGACTTTGTTGCCCAAACCTTTTGGGCGCGGTTCCAAGAGCGGTTCTACACGCTGTGGCGGGAACTCACCACCGCGATGGAAAAGCTCGTGCAGGGGCCCGCAAAGTCAACGGACAACCAGGTGCTGCGCTTTGACGGCACTTCGGGCAAGTTGGCGCAGGGTAGCGACGTCTATGTGACCGACGATGGCCGCTTGTACGGCACAGCCTTGCACAACAACGCTGGCGCCGTGACAGGAACGACCAATCAATATGTGGCGAGCGGCACCTACACGCCGACGTACACCATTGTGACCGGCTTGGACTCAATTACCGCTTCGTCTGCACTGCCTTGGCTGCGCGTAGGCAATGTTGTTACTGCCAGCGGGACTATTGAGCTAAACGCCACGACTTCAAATGCTTTGGTGCAATTTCGGGCGACGTTGCCCATTGCGTCATCTTTTGCACTTGAAGTGCAGTTGGGAGGCGTTGCGGCAGAAGGCGCCGCCGGGGGCGGTGTGTTTCGAATCGTAGCTGATAGCACAAATGATCAAGCGTTGTTTTCCGGCGAAATGTCTACTGCAAACACGGGCACAATTTCCTTCACGTTTACCTACCTCGTTCTCTAGGAGCGAATCATGCCGACCACCACCACCTCTAGCGGCCCCTCTCCGTACCTGCAGGGGTACTACAACAACTTTCTGCCGGGGGTCTTTGAGTACGCCAACAAGCCCTATGAGCCGTATGGCGGCCCTCGAGTGGCGGGCATGTCTGACATCCAGTATCAGGCGCTCTCGGGCATTCAGAATCAGATGCGCGGCAATCCCATGATGCAGCAAGCTCAAGGGCTGCTCGGCGGGATCATGCAGCCTGGCGGCGGCAATCCGTTCATGCAACAGATGGTGGGCGATGTGACCAATCAGGCTCGTCGCGCCTACGAAGACGCCACGGGCGCCATCAATAGCCGCTTCACCAATCCCAACAGCTTTGGCGGCAGCCGTCACGCGATGATGCAAGACCAGGCTAACGAGGCCTTTGCTCGAGGCTTGGGCGGGGCGTTGGGGCAGTTGCAATACAACGCCTATGGCGAGGGCTTGGATCGGCAGATGCGCGCAGCCCAGTTGGGTCAAGGGCTGCAGGAACAGCAGTTCAGCCAGCTTCTGCGGGGGCTGCAAGCGGGCAACGTGCCGCGCAGCATTCAGCAGCAGCAGTACGACACCGCGTTTGAGGACTACTTGCGCGCCCAAGAGTATCCGCGCCGCAACATTGACATGCTGTCTCGGGTGCTGTCGGGTTCGCCGGGGTCCACAACTAGCACGCAGACGCCTGATCCCAGCCGAGGCTCTCAAGCTCTTGGCGGGGCTGCGTTGCTTGCGTCGCTCTTTGGCAAGCCTAGCGGGTTTGACTTCTTGGGGTATTAGTCATGCTCACCTACGATCCCAACACCGGCTTTTTGGTCAACGGGCAGCAGGCCAATCTGTACGGGCGGGTAGGGCGTAATGTCCTTGACGCCAATACCGCTGCCGGAGGGGCGCTAAACGCCTCGGCCTACGATCCTCGTTTCTACGAGGCCTATCAGGACAACGATGGCGATGCTGGTCAGGTCACGCGGTATCGGCTTCGTCCTGAAGTGGCTGAGCGGGTGGGCAACCGCACCCAGCTTGCAAGCCATAGCGTAGGTGGGTATGGCGAGGTCATTGACCCCTCTCAGGTTGATTACGACGAAGAGTTTGGTCTGCTGACTGACCGTCGCAACATCAAAGACCCCGCCACCCCTCGAGACAACCTTATCGGCAATCTTGCGATGGCGGCCTTTGCGGCGCCCATTGCCTATGGGGTTGCCCTCAACAGCGGATTGCTTGGGGCGGGCACGAACCTTGGCTCGTATGGAAGCATGACAACAGGGCTAGATGGCATCACTGGGACGTTAGGAGCGGAAGGCCTTGGAACAGCAGGGGGCACAAACCTCGGGGTGTACCAAGGCATGACGACTGGGCTAGACGGTCTTTCGGAGGCGTCATTGACTGCCGG